TCGTGCCTCAGCGTCAACCGTACCGCCGCCTGCTGGGTCTGCCACGGTATCTGGTCGATCCACTGGAGTTGCACCGTAGAAGCCTAGCAACGATGTGGCCGCTCCACCGATCTTGATTCCTCGAAGTGTCCCGCCACCACTTCCTGCTTCTGCGTCGAGAATAAATTCGTTAGATGCCCACCGCAGATTCAGTCGTTCAAAGTTTGTAGATGAGGTAAAGGTGTTATAGATGCGGAACGATTGAGAATCGGCTTGATTTACAAGCGAAAGCGTTCCGCTGCTTTCAGATATTAAGCTGGTGTTTGAAGTTGTGGTTCCAAACGCAATACTCTTACCCCTGGCACAAATTACCCCTGTCGTTCCAGCAATATAAACATGTGTACTTGTGCCTTTTGTGCCTAAAAAAACTGGAATTGTGTTAGAAGTTACACCGCACGCAAAAAAATATCCGGTTGCATCGACCCCTGCTAGTATGTCATTTCCAACGGTTTCCGTAATAAACTCAGGAACAATAACTCTACCACTAAACGCAGCTACGCCCGTCGTCCCTATCGTCAGCCGCGTCGTTCCGCCCGTCTGTAGTTCCAGCGTATTCCCACTCGCTCCCGTCCCTGCTCCTTCTACGCCTAACGTGAACGCTCCTGCGGTTGTGCTGTTCAGGTAGAGTCTGCGGTAGTTGCTCGCGTCGGTATAAGTTCCATAGAGGTTGAAACGCTGGGCGTTTCCGGCATTTCTCTGAGCGAGGGTTTGAGCGGCATCGCGGCGTATTACTAGGTCAGAGGCGTTAAGGTCTGCACGGTAATCAGCACCGTACCATTCGATTCTTGTGCCTTGAGAATACTTGACAAACGAAGCACCAACGTCTACTTGCCATTGCCTATAGTTAGAGCTTGCAAAGCTTGAAAGCCACAAAGAATTTCCGTATCTTTCGCAATGCAAAAAATCAAGAATACTAAGAAATCCAACGTTGCTATAGGTGGCGTCCGCGATCACATTGAGAAGCGTGCCATCGCTTCCGGTTCGCCCTACGGCGAGTAACGATGTCCCACTTCCTTGTAGCGACAATTTTCCAGCTTTATTTAGATTTAACCGACTCGTTCCTCCCACCTGCAAATCCATCAGCAGCGAACTTGCGTTGCTAGCAGTGTCGGTGACGTTGAGCTTGAAAGCTGTCGGTGTGCCCGTGGTGTTCCAGGTAGCCGATGCATCAATTAAAGATGTAGCTTGCGATCCAGTCAGCGATTGACCGGCAGCACTGTAACGGTTGGCGTAGATGTAATTCCAAGGTCGAGAATATCCTTCGTGACCAACACTTCCGGTATTGGCGGTTCCCGGCATAAAACCATCATGAAAAAATTGGTAAACGAACGATGGAGCGCCACAACGAAGATTTATTCCACCGCCATTATATTCCAGTCTAGCATCGTATACTGGATCGCCACTCAAATTGATTGTTAAGCTATTCCCACTCGCCCCCGTCCCTGCGCCTTCTACGCCTAACGTAAACGCCCCCGCTGTCGTCGATGAAAGGAACAGCCTGCGGTAGTTGCTCGCGTCGGTAAACGCGCCATAGAGGTTGAAACGCTGGGCATTTCCGGCGTTGCGTTGGGCGAGGATTCCGGCAGCATCGCGATAAAGACGTGTGTCAGCAGTAGCTGAAAACGCTGTTCCAGACGAAATACCGTAGTATTCATCTGAATTGATGTTTACTGTGCCAGCAACAGTTAAAGGTGCCTGAAATCCGAATACACCACCCCAGCTACACAGGTTTAAGTCGCCCCAGTTTGTTTTTAGCCTAATATAGCTATGGGATGACGCTCCTCCAGATGCCCCATTACCAATTTCGATTCCGTATGTGCCGCCAGTGACTGCTGCGGCTTGCTTAATTTGCCCGTACTTATCTATTACAACTTTACTGCTTCCACCGACCCGCAAATCCAGCAACGTCGACGCAGCAGCACTCGCCGTGTCGGTGACGTTAAGCAACAACCCATTGAACGTAACGCCACCGCTATTCCAGGTTTGCGTTGCATTGATTAGCGGCGCAGATGCCGTGACCGTGCCGCCGGTGAGACTTGCACCAAGAAACGTCGGCGTATTGCCAGTGCCTAGACCGATCAACGTCCTAAACGTCGATGCCGCCGACAGTGCATCGGTTTTGATTTGACTGAGGTCAAGCGACGTTGCGGACATTAAGCAAACCTCTGCTTCAACTCGGCCATCTCTTTATGTATCGCCAGGATCTGATTCCGAAGTGCATTGCGATCGTCCTCGCAATCCTTCAGGCGCGAGTTCACAACCGAAAGATCCGATTCAAATTTTTGAATCAACTCCTCCTTCGCACGCTCGAAGCGATGGAACAGATACACCGTCGCACCTACGAGACTGGACATGACCGCACCACCGAGAATGACAAGCAAAGATTCCTGCGTCATGCGAATACACTCTCCTTCGTCCAATCGATGTTTCTCGGGCCAGGAACTGACATGTCCGATATGCCGACGATCGCCGTGTACGGATGACCGCAAAGCCGATCGACCACCGTTGGCGATAGCTCAGTCCAAGAGTCGTTGTGCGAGTTCAAACGCCAAATGTAATTCCGACCTGATCGGTCCTTGCGTGTCGAGTAGCCAAGCCATGCCGTAGCATGACCCCCGCCGTTGCTGAGTGACACGTTCTCTAGCACTCCGTTAGATGCGTAGAACGACTGATTCCAAACGGTTCCGGTGTGTACTGCACCCGCGCCAGAAGCGAGGTAATCGAAGATTTGCTGATAGGACTTCAGCCAGGAAAACGATCGAATCTTAAACGTCGATGCCTGACTCCGCATTGCATCGGTAATCATCGATCTTGCATTCGACGGATACGGCGTCCGATACGGCAGTGCCTTCTCAGGCAACATGCCAACGTCTCTGGCAACCTTCAAACCGCCTCCGATTGTGCTACCGACATCTCGACCTAAAAGATTGTCGAATCGCTGAGATTCGAGGTAAGCGTACAAGCTGCTGAACTGATGCTCGCCGCTGTACTCCTTGAGTCTCATCGCAAGTAGCAGAAGATACTCGCAACAATTGGCAAGACTGAACCCCTGGCAACTGCCCATATTGAACTGCTTGTCGTGCCTCACCTTGCCTCTCGGGTCGATCTGCTCCGGTGCTAGGTAATCGCTCGACGACACTAGGAACGGTGTCGCATCTGCCTGTAGGGCAACTCTGTTCTCCAGGTCGATCCTGTAGCCCGTGAAATCCTCCGGTGGTTCCGAAAATGTCAGTTCCGCTTGACTCACCATGCACCTCCGACTCGCAGGAGAAAGCTAGACACGGCACCTCGAGTGCCGTCGTCGATAACAGTTGGAATGTTAGAATCCAAAAGCTTGTCCAAATCAGTTGACGCATTGATGCGCGCATCATCCAAATCCTTTTTGAGAGTGTTGTAGAGTTGTTCCTCGTCCTTGATCTCGCCAGCAGCGACCTTGTCCGCTGCCGAGCGAAACACGCTGGCGTAGTTCTTCGCAGTTTCGGCGTGAGTCTTGCGAACAATCTGTTCGATCGATTGTCCCGCAGGCTGCGGGACAGGTGCGGGCTGTTGGTTTTGCCAAAGCATCGCACCCATAATTCCGATAATGATCCACGGTATCCAAGACGCGGGTTCCTTAGTCGGCATCGTTCACCTCTTCGTAGCTAACAGGCTCAAGCTCGGAAGCAACCACGCTTGGTTTATCAATTCCATTTTGCAGCCAATATTGAATTAACAGTTTGGCAAGCAACATTAGCAACTCGATAACCATTGGATCTATGCCTCGGAGTCTGCGATCGGCTCGAAATCCGATTAACGCATCTTCGCCGCAGCCTTGGCAATCAATCCAATTGGACCTAATAACCGAACGAGCAAGCATCCTCTGCGCAAGCGACAGTCTGCTTAGTTTCTTTCGGTCTTCTTCGTTTACAGAAAAATCCTCACTCATCGCTACGCCTTTGCCGAGCTGGACCGCAGCGACTCGCCAACAATCCACGATCCAATTAGGATCGCGATGTCGGTAATCTGCTCTTCAGATAGCGGTATGTTCAGCCGCTCCTTGAGCACTACTGCAGCAAGAGCGCCAACTGAGACCCAAAAACGACGAGACTTGAGAAGATCGTTGACAAAACTTGGCATAATACAAATCTCTTTTTGCAAAAACTTGAAAAGCGTAATAGCCGAGTTCAGGGCGGGCAGCGTGAATCTGCCCGCCCGAAAACTACAAAAAGCAAAACCTATTCCATTTGAGCGCAAGCCCACCAATCCATGTTGATCTGGATTGCTACAGAAGCAGCGACAGCAACCTTCAGCCCGATGATCGGAGCCAAAAAGACGCTATCTGGGAACGTCGCCGCATCAATCTCAGAAGCAGTCAATCTTGCAGGAGCCGACGATGTACCTGCTAGATTACCATCAACGTACCACTCCAGAGACTTTGGAACGGCCCTGTAACGGAAACCGAGCTTCTTGTAGGTCGTTCCGCTTGCTGTGAACTTTGCCACCGCATTCAGCTTGGTCTTGGTTGCACCGTCCTGGTAAGTTTGACCATTAGCCTTGTATGCACCATCCCAATCCGAGGTCTCTGGAGTCAGCTTGACGAACCCAAGAAAATTGGTGTCCGCCAAGGCACAAACATTATTAGCGGCAGCCGCAAATAATCCTGCAGATGCTCCGTCAGCAGCCTCAGCTAGCCCAATTGCGATTGAATAGTCATCAGCGGTAATGACATCGACCGACAAGCAAGCCTCAAAGCAAAGATCATTGTTTGCCAACTTGAATGGGGCGCACCTTCCTCGCCCCCACTGAATGACACCCTCGTCGTTCGCACCAGTTGCATCAGAGTCGATGGCAACAATGCCCTTACGCTCGTCAGTGTCCGCAATCTGATTAATGACAATGCCACCATCTGTGACAAGCGTCAAGTACGGACCATCGAGCGTAGCGGCATGAAACGAAAAGAAGTCATCAAAAAAACCAAACACAGGATTTCCGCTTGGGCCCTGATAAGAGCTACCAGTTGGATTCATGTTCGTAGGAGCAGGAAACCCCCGCCACAGTTTAGGCGAAAAAAGCCTCGTCGAAATTTCTTCAAAATGCGTCTGCATCATAAAACCCTTACTAAAAACGGGAGTGTCCCAGCTTTGGGTGGGCGTTGTCCCAATGAAAAAATGGCGGGCGAATTTAACGTCTGCCCGCCAGAGACGTTTATTAAGTCGCTGCTGACACGATGTCAGCAATGACATTAAGCGGTTTCTGTTACAGCGATAGTGCTGTAGCCACGGAAGTTTCCGCGACGGTTGAAACAAACCATCTGCACCGAATCGTCCATGCAACGCACGCGAACGTTGCTCATTTCTGGGTGCTGGAATGCCTTTCGCTTGCGCATTTGCCGACCAGCGGCATAGTACGCTTTGAAGGTTGCCCAGTTGACACCGAGAATGATTCCGTCTGTTCGAGCATTGACGCTTCCAGAGTTCGTCCAAGCTGGAACCCAGGTCATGGGAACACCACGGACAAAGACAGTGCCGCTACGAGCAGCCATGTCGTCGCCAATGTTGTCGTTTCCGAGCTGGAGCAAACGCCGACCCGCCGCCAACACACTGTGGGTAGTCAACAACTCCCAATCGCTGCGCTTTTGGTCAACGATGTCAGGTCGCTGAACAGGCGGAGTAAACTGGCAAAGGTCCATCGAGTTGATGACCTTTTCAACAAAGTCGCTTCGGCTAACCGTTGTGTACGGAAAGGTTCGATTGCGCCACTGTGGATATGTAGCACAAGAGATACCGCCAACACCATTAGCTCCCCAACCAACCGGCTCAAATCCGTTAAAGCCTTCAGGAGCGTTGTTTTCGGTAACGCTGTCATTTGTTGCGGTGATCCACCACAACAGGGACGCAACCGAAAATGGAGATTGCGTCGGTCCAACGGGACCGGGGCCAAACACCAAATCCTCCATGCCCGTGTAAAACGATGTCATCAGGTCACGTTCCATGTCCTCGATGTAATCGTAAATCTGACGGCCACCAGTTCGGAAGATTTCTTCGTCGATGTCGTAGTGGTAATTGTTGGTGGTCAACGCCCACTTCAACTCGCCTTGGTCAAGCGTATTGACCCGAGTCGAAGAGTCTCGGTGATACAAACCAACCGTCTGGAAGTTGTCGTTGGTATTGACTTTCACCTTCCATCGGCATTCCGATGTACTCATCGTGTCTTTCTTCAGGTTCCCTGAGAAAAGTCGCGATGCGTACTTGTATTCCTGCAACGGCAAGGACAAGTCCTGAGCTGCAAGCTGTTCTTCTCCAGCAAACTTCTGGTGAATGCTGTTGACATC